CTGGGTCGAGGCGTCGGACGCGCTGGCCGCCGCCTTCGCTGCCGCCGGCGGGCGCCGCGTCCTCGGGATCGGGAGTTGCGCGGAATACGCGGCTTCGGATGGCGGGGATGCCGCGCCCTGGCCCGAGGCGCGCAAGATCGACCCCGCGACGCCCTACGGTAGGGCGAAGGCGGATCTCGCCGCGCGGCTCGCGCGACGGGGTGGGTTCGAACTGGCCTGGGCGCGGCTGTTCCTGATCTTCGGCCCCGGCGAGCACCCGGACCGGCTGGTCCCCTCCGTCGCCCGCGCCTTGGCAGAGGGGCGGGAGGCGCTTCTGGCCTCCGGCCGCCCGGTGCGGGATTTCGCCTCCACGCGCTTCCTGGGGCAGGGGCTGGCCGCGCTGGCGGGCAGCCGGGTGACGGGACCGATCAATGTCGCCTCCGGCGAAGGGCGCGCCATCGCCGATGTGGCGCGCATCTTGGGCCGGGTAGCGGGGCGTGAGGCGCTGCTACGCCTTGGCGCGCTGCCGGACCGGCCGGGGGAGGTGCCGGTGATGGTCGCCGATGTCGGGCGGCTGCGGCGGGAGGTGGGCTTCGCGGCCCCGCCGATGGTCGAGCAGGACCTGCGTGCGCTGCTGGCGGATTTTCGGGCGCAAACAGTCTCAGTGTCTGTCCGCGAACATCTCGAATCCGTTGAGTTGCCTGTGATTCGCTCGGCTGGAGCGATTCGCGGAGGCGTTGCGGATGTGGACGACGGAGAACCGGTCGCGGTACGACCTGAGCAGGCTGCGCTACCCCAGTGACATGACCGATGCCGAGTGGGCGCTGATCGCCGGGATGATCCCGCCGGCGAAGCGCGGCGGCAACGCGCGGACGGTGAACCTGCGCGAGGTGGTCAACGGTCGTAAGCGTGCGCCGGTGGCTACGGCGTCGGCGGCTTGACGCGGTTCAGGCTACGTCGGGCCGCAGGTTCCAAGGTGCGAGATTGCCGATGCCGTTGATTGGGTGGTCGGCGATGCGCTCGAGGAGGACGCGGAGATAGGTCTGCGGATCCCAGCCATTGAGCTCCGCGGTGCCAACCAGGGTATAGATGATCGCTGCCCGTCTGCCGCCCTCGAGCGATCCGGCGAACAGGTAGTTCTTCCGCCCGAGCGCCAGGGGCCGCATGCGCCGCTCGGCGGCATTGTTGTGCAGGCAGGCGCGGCCGTCGCGCAGCACCGTCGTCAGCGCGGTCCACTGCGCCAGCGTGTAGAGGATCATGCCCGGCTCGAAGCTCTCGACCGTCCGCCCCTGCGCATCACGCAGCAGGCCCGAGGCCGGACCGGTCATGGCCTCGTCGCCATCCTCGGAGACGACCGCGGCGAGGCAGGCTTCGATCTTGGCCTTCATCAGCAGCGCGGCCTCGTAATCGCCGAGGTCGCGCAGGCGCGTCAGTACCGGGGCGAGCCAGGAGACATCGCGCAGTTGGCCGGGCCGGCGCTTACGATAGATATGCAGTACGTCGCGGGCGGGGACACGCTCGCTGCTCAGCCAGGTGGCGCCGGGCAGGATCCAGGCTGCGCCCGGGTGGACGCGGTGCAGCCAGTACCCGACCGGCTCCCCAGCCTCCCCGAGCGCGATGCCCTGGATCGTTGGGGCGCCGTCGACCATCCCGTTCCGCGCCGTGTCGAGGTGATCGCTCTCCAGTACCTGCAGCCGCAGCCCGACCGGGTTGGCCGGCGTGATGTCGGCCGGCAGCAGCCGGACGAAGCATTCCCCGCTCTCGACCACGGCGCGCATGACCAGCGCCTGCAGCCCATAGAGGTCGAGCCGGCCCTCAGCGTCGCAGGCGGTGCTGTCGGACCAGCGGCGCCACGCCTCGGCGTGCGCCTTGTCCGGCCAGCGCGTGGTGATGCCCGCGCCGACGGCGTTGCCGGTCCAGAGATCGACGATGCGCGCGGCATAGGGGTCGTTGCGGACGGCATCGCGGGCCCGCCGCGCGACCGTCGCCGCGGCCATGCCGACCTCGGCCGTCGCACTGCCGCCGGACGGCGCCCAGGCCGAGGCGCGGCTGTCCTGCGCGGCGGCATAGCCGCGGAATGCGCGCCACGCGTGCACGACACGCTCAAGCATGCGCAGCTCTCACGACGAGACGCCAGCAGTGCGGCCGTTCTGGGCTGCCGTGGTCGCAGGGCAGCGCTATTTGCGGAACAGGTACTTCAGCAGCGCGGCAATCCCGAGAATGACGAGGACGAGCACGAGCAGCCAGAACAAGCCCATGCCCCACATCATGCTGCCTTGCATCGCCCAGTCCTGCATTTCGGACGGCCTCCCAAGCCTGCTGCTGGCTGCGCTTGTCTGCGCAACAGAACAACACGGACGCCGCGCGGCCGTTCCTGACGGAGCTCACACGTTTTTCCCCCGCGAGAAGCTGGCCAGCGTGATGCACGGCCGGCGTGCCGAGCTGTTCTCCGCGCCATGGCCAGCGGTCAGCGCGGCGCTAATCTCGGCAAGGCTGCGGTATTCGACCGTTCGTCCATCGAAGCTGACGCGGGTGGTGCCCGCCGCGAAGGCTTCGGCCAAGCCGCGCCAGCGGTCACCCACTGGGCGCGCGAGCGCCCAGGCTAGTATGGCTGGGTCGAGCGTCATACTCACGGGCCGGCACCCGGGGCGAGCGCGCGCAGCACAGGCAGCACCTGCGCGCCGCCAGCGCCGAGCGCCAGCAACACCGCGACGATGCCCCAGATGGCGGTTTCGATCCGCCGCGTCTGCGCCCGCAGCGCGCCAATCTCGGCACTCATGGCCTCGTAGCGCTCGGCGCAGCGTTCGACATGCAGCGACAGATCCTCGCGCTCCCGCGCGTGCAGCGCCCCGTTGCTCATCCTGGTGTCCTCGTCCTGATCAGCCGAGCCAGCCGGCGCGCGGCGCCAGCCAGCCGCGTGGGCGCGTGCCGGTGGTGGTGTTCGGCGCGGCACCATCCGCCTGGGTCGGTACAACGGTTTCTGCGGCAGGAAGCGACAGCGCATCGGCCATCCGCGCCCAGCGCCCGTCGCCCCAGCCGTCCATGCCGAGGGCGGCTGCCGCGGCGCGGGCATAGACCCGGCAGTCCAGCGCCTCGTTGCGCTCCCTGGTCTTGACCCATTCCAGCCGACGAAAGCCGTTGCGGCCAGCGCGCGCGACGAACTGCTCGGCGGTGAGCTGGCGGCAGAACTCCTCACCCGCGGCATGCAGCGGCAGGTGGACGAAGCCGGGCGGGAACGGATCGCCGCTTTCCGCAGTCGGCCGCTCAAGCTTCAGCCAGCCGTAAGTCTCGCCCTTCAGGAAGGAGGACCCCACGGGCCAGACCTTCAGCCCGCCGAGCTTACGGCCGTTCCGCCGCACCTCCGTCGCCGAGGGCTGACCGATCGCGGCGCGCAGCCCGTCCTGACCCTTCACGGCGATGGTGCGGCCGGCACCAGCGCGACGCACGAAGGCATAGACTTCGGCCGTGGTCATGCCATCGCCGCTGTCGATCGCCGTCATGGCGAGGCCGAGCCGGTGTCCGGAGGCATGCCGCCAAGTTTCGCCCAGCAGGCCGCGTAGTTCATCCCACACCGTCGCCTCGAAGGGATTACCCACCAGGATGCGATGCTCGATCAGCCAGGACTGGCGATCCTGCGCCCAGGCCCAGATGCTGGCCTCGAGGCGGTCGCGCTGGACGTCGACACCGGCCGTCAGCAGCAGCCCGCCCTCGGCGACCGTGCCCGGCGCCCATTCCTCCCGCCGCCTCCCAATCCCGCACCGCCTGCGACCAGGAGAACCAGCCGACCGGGGAGTAGAGCGCCGAGATGTGGAAGCCGATGGCGTGTGGATCCCCTGCGATGGCAGTGGGACGCCACTCCCCGCCGGCCAGCATGGCCGTCTTATGCTGCTCACCGATAGCGCCGTCGCAGGCCTCGCAGAGATAGCGCGCGCTGTCCGGCTCGCCCTTGTCCCAGACCAGCCGCTCGAACCGCAGCCACTGCATCGCCGCGCAGTACGGACACGGCAGGAAGAACCGCCGCTGGTCGCTGGCGAGGTATTCCCGCTCGATGCGCGACAGGCCCGAGATGGTGGGCGTGCTGACCAGCAACGTCTTGCGCCGCCAGCCGAAGGTGCGAGCGCGGGCCTCGGCCAGAGCGACCGGGTCGCCCTCGCCCTCGACGTCGCCGGGATAGGCGTCCACCTCGTCGAGGAACAGGAAGCGTGCCGACATGGAGCGCAGGCCGACCGCGCTGTTGGCGCCGGTCATCACCAGCTGGCCGCCGGGGAACTCCTTGCTGAGCTGGCGGTTGCCGCTGTCCCTGGAGCGGGCTGGCGCGACGCGCTGCCGAATGGCCGGCGTCTCCTCGACCAGCGGGTCGATGCGCTGGTCCGAGAAGCGCTTGGCCAGTTCCGTGGTGGGCTGCACCGCCAGCATCGGGCCCGGCGCGTGGTGGATGACGTAGCCGATCCAGTTATTGCCGCACTCGGTGCCTCCGACCTGCGCGCCCTTCATGAACACCACGCGCCGCGCCGGATGCGCCGGCGACAGCGCATCCATCACGTCGCGCAGATAGGGTGTGCGCGCCGTCCGCCACGGCCCGGGCTCGGCGCTGCCGCGGGAGCCGAGCATGCGGTGCTTGTCGGCCCAATCCGAGACCAGCAGGGCGGGCTCGGGCGCCATGCCGTCGCGCCAGGCCTGCAGGATCTCGGCGGCGCCGTCGAAGTTGCCGAGCTCGGCGACAATCTGTTCGCCGGTCATCATGCGACCGCCACACGGACGTCGTTGCGCTCGGCCAGGTGCTGCCGCAGCCGGGCATCCATCAGCGTCTGCAGCCGATGCGCGTCGACACCGAGTTCCGCTGCCAGTTCCGCCGCGATCCGGGCCGGCCAGGCGAGGATGGCATCGCGCTCCTCCTTGGCCAGCCGGTGCACGAGCATGAGGGCGCGGGCCTTCTCGACCAGTTGGCCGCGGCGCTCATCGAGCCGAAGCTTGCGCTCCTGCGCCTTGAGCATCTCGTTGGCGGTGCGGGCATTGTGGAAGCTGCTGCCGCCCGCGGATGGCGTGGGCAGCTGCTCCGGCAGGGGCGGGGCGACGAATGCCGGCCGCGGTGGGACCGACGTTGGCGAGGGCTGTGCCGCTACCGGCGCCACCACGGTGGCCGTCTTGCGCGCCGGATCGCTGCTCGCGGCCAGCCGCGCGCGAACCTTCTCGACGTCCCAGCCGCCGTCCGGCTCCTGCGCGATGCGGCCGGCGCGCTGCGCCTTCTGCAGCGCCGTGTGAGAGATGCCGAGGCGGCGCGCCACCTCGCGCTGCGAGGCCACGCGGCCCGGCTGCGCGGTGGCGATCATGATGTGATCGAGATCCCTCGAAGAACGCAATCGCCGTCGCGCCGATGGCGCTTGGCTCGCGCGCGGCACAGCGCGAATGGTCCGTCACGCGATGCAGATGACGGAGACGACGATGACCAAGCGCGAAGCCAACCAGCAGCGGAGCCTCGAAGCCTTCCTGGCGAAGAAAGCGGAGTTCGACGCCCTGATCGCCGAATTGCAGCAGGCTAGCGGTGACCACTTCG